AAACGGCTTGGAAATGCGAAGAAGAAATCAGAGCAAGGGGAAACACATGAGCATCGAAGTAATGAAGCAAGCGTTGGCTAAGTTTGAAAGCCTGTGGGAGATTGGCATTGATGCTGTGTATAAGGTTGAGTTGTTGCCTGAGATTAAAGCACTACGCCAAGCCATCGAGCAAGCAGAACAGATAGAGCCTGATTTGCCGCCAGTAGAAATTGGGGTTGATGTAACGGAGCATGGGACAACGGTAATGGCTTTTTACCGCAGACCAAACGCTGTGATGGAGATGTTTTATTCACAGTTTCACCCACAGCCAAAACAACCAAAGAACCCATCAATACGCATACAAAACCATTCCCACACAGACCACCCTATGCAGCACTGGGATAGGACTTGTCCCGCTTGTGTCGCTGATAGCGAACCATTAGCGAACCCAATAGCGAACCAACCCGAAACTTCTGGTTCGCCAATGCCTGTGGCGTGCAAACACAAAAGATATTCCAACGATGTAACCGAAGATATAGCAACTTGCTATGACTGCGGGGCAGAAGGTCGTATGCGTTTTGTTGCTAATGACACCGCACCACCACGCAAAGAATGGGTCGGGCTGACGGATGAGGAGCTTGTTAGTGCATATGAAGTTTACGCAAAATGCCAAGAAGAAGGTATGGAGATAAGTGGGTGGGTAGATTTTTACCGTGCCATCGAAGCAAAACTTAAGGAGAAGAACACATGAGCTTTGATGAATTTTGGTCAAAATACCCTCGCAAAGTTGCCAAAAAAGAGGCGATGAAAGCGTTTAACAAGCTAACACCAATGGAACAAGATTTAGCTTGTTGCGCTATTGATGATCATTTGGAATATTGGAAACTAAAAGAAACGGGCATAGAGTACATTCCGCATCCGTCTACATGGCTCAATCAGGGCCGCTATGAAGATGAATTGGATATGCAGCCTAAGGTTAACAAAAAGCCGCCTTTGCCTTGGTATAGCACCGAACAGTTAACAATGGATAAGGCCCGTGAATTGGCTATGAACCCACGCCCAGGTGAGGACATGGCTCAATTTAGAACCAGGATTGCACAACGCATTGCGGAGGCAGCGTGAATGAGTTGGCTCTTTTCGCAGGTGCTGGTGGAGGAATACTTGGGGGACACCTGCTTGGATGGCGAACTGTCTGCGCCGTTGAGTGGGAACAATACCCAGCAAGCGTATTGTGCGCCCGACAAAATGACAAAATTCTCCCGCCTTTCCCGATTTGGGATGATGTTCAAACCTTTGACGGCAGACCGTGGCGAGGAATTGTTGACGTTGTATCTGGAGGATTTCCGTGTCAAGACATTAGCGCAGCTGGACGAGGCGCAGGAATTGAAGGAGAACGATCAAGTATGTGGAAACACATGGCAAGGATCATTGGCGAGGTTAGACCCCAATACGTCTTTGTGGAAAACAGCCCAATGCTCACTACTAGAGGACTTGGAGTTGTCCTTGCAGACCTTTCCACGTTGGGGTTCGATGCAAAATGGGGCGTTGTATCTGCTGCCGACATTGGTGCAAACCATCAGCGTGAAAGAATATGGATTAGAGCCGAACAACGAAACTTTTTTTCACACACCGAATACAACGGGAATGGACGGTGGGAGCAACAGTCGGAAAGCATTAAAGAAACGGTTGGAAATTTGGCCCACACCTCGGAGTTGCAGCGCAATGGCGGCAACAATAACACCGGAATCTGCTTGGAACGAAAAACGCAACCCGAATTTGGAAACGATAGTGGGTCAAAGAATATGGCCAACACCAACATCACACAACGCAAAGGAAACAAATGCTCCCAGCGAATCGGAACGAAATACGCCGACTTTGGCAGCGCAAGTTGGTGGTCATTTGAACCCAACGTGGGTAGAGTGGCTAATGGGGTGGCCGCCAGAATGGACAGACTTAAAGCCATTGGAAATGGACAAGTCCCTTTATGTGCAGCAACAGCTTGGGAACTCTTAAAATGACAGATTACAGCCCGCACCCAGCGATTGAATACATTTGGGAAAACGCTCCCGCATACGCTAAGGCAAAAGGCGATTTGGCTAGTTTGGAAGTATACAAATCAAGCCTCAAAGCCATTGAAATGAAAAAATCCAATGAAACAAGCATAGGCGCACAAGAGCGAGAGGCATACGCTAGTGAGAATTATGTGCAATTGTGCACCGCAATAGGAGAGGCCACAGAAAAAGCAGAATTGTTGAAGTGGCGGCTAGAGGCGGCAAGGATGCGTTTTGATGCCTGGCGCACGGAACAGGCAAGTAACCGACAAATGGACAAAATGACAAAATGAGCGCAAATGAAAGGCAAATAGGCGGATCGCACTATAGCAAAAATGCTATACAAGTTTGGGATTTTATTATTTCAAACAATCTTGGTTATTTAGAAGGCAACATCATCAAGTATATATGCCGATACCAAGCAAAAAATGGGATACAAGATTTACAAAAAGCACGGCATTACATAGACAAACTTATTGAAATTAAGGGGGAACAATGAGCGCATGGTTAATCATCGTAACAGGGCTTATCTACGCATATATCGCCGTAGAACAAGGCTTAAAAGGCAACATGGCAATGTTGATTATTTATGGTGGATACGCTGCAAGCAACATCGGCCTTTATATGATGGCATCAAAATAATTCTGATTCTTATAATTTTATGGGGTGTACTATGATGGACTATTCGGGTTGTTTGATTAAGTTAACGGCTGAGATTAAAGATTTTCGCAAATGTATGTTGAAAGATGAATTTCGTGAGGCGTTGCAAACCGCTGAGGAAATTAGCTATTTGGCCCGTTGGCTAGAAAATTGGACATACGAGCAAATTAAAAGTGGCAAGTAAAGAGCAGCGCAAGCATTACGATAAATTGGCTCAATTGGGCTGTAGTTTGTGTCGGCATTTAGGATATGGTGAAACACCTTGCGAGATTCACCATATCCGACACGCAGGGCGGCGTGATCTTGCGCCTGTGATTGGGCTATGTCCTGAGCATCACAGAGGTAACACGGGCGTGCATGGCATGGGCCGCAAAGCCTTTGCAAAACATTATGGTGTGACTGAGGAAGATTTGTTAGAACAAACTAAAGTTCTAATGGATCAAAGCCAAGTTCTATAGCGATCCGGTGGGCATGGTTTCTAAACACTTGATCGTGCTTATCCCAATACTTGGTTTTGCCTCTTTTCATGTGGATCATTTCGTGCGCCATTGTTTTTAACACGGTTTCCAAATGAGCGTTTTTAGCTTTGGATATAGTTAAAACGTGTTTTTCCTGCAAATCATCATAAACATAAGTGCCCATTGCATCGGTTTCGTTGGTCACTTGAAAGATGATTTCATCGGTGGGCGGCATCTTCCAGGCATCAAAGGGTTTGAGTTTGAGCAGCATCAAGTAAATTGCCTCTAACTTGCCGGAAGTAAGTTTCATGCTTAAACCTTAATAATTTTGCCCCGAAATACGACTTCATCTTCGCCAAGAACTTGTACAAGTTCCGGCATCAACAACATTCCTCGATCAAAAGTTAACACGGCAAAGCCTGAACGCCAATCTTTAGGATTGTCCTCCGTGTAATCAGCAAACTGCATATTGTTAGGTTCAGCCAAAGTGCCTGTTTGAACGCCCCAAAGTGTGCCTGTATAGTTTGTTATGGGTTGTACGGCTAAAACGTGCGTATGGCCCGTTATGATGTTTACGCCGCTATTTAAGACGTTGGCATACCCTGCGTTGCGCCCGCCCTTAAATCTATGCTTAATAACGGTATCTTCATTGACCCAATAAGACCAACAAGGTTGCCATCGTGGGAAGTGATCTTTAAGCGTAAACCCTTTTACGCCCTCAAATTGCGAGGAATTGTTTGCCAATACGGTTTCAAAGCGGGCATCGTGATTGCCCATTGTCCAAATTAGTTCACAGGACTTAACCAAGTTTTCAATTTCACCTAAATAAAACTGACAAGCCTCTAATTCTTGCTTAACGGTTGGTTTAGAGTCCCATCCAATACGAGGAAACCGACTGATCGCACCGCCATCAAATGCATCACCATTACAAACAATGGCAGCGGGCTTTAATTCTTTAATTAGTTTTAGTAAGGCTCTAAACGCTGTGGTAGTATCGTCAGGCCAAAAGTGTGCATCGGAAAATACAATCACCACGCCCTTTTCTAGTTCTATGCCCCGCCTCACTTGTCCTGGCGTTTGATGTATCTTTTTAGGCTGAGGTTGTATAGGCTGTTGCGGGTTAGTAGTTTCTAAATTTATTTTGTGCTTTACTTCAATACCTCTACGTCTAGAATAAACAGCCCGCACCGTCATACCTAGATGTTTAGAAACTAGCGCAGGTGAGCCAAGTTCATTCCATACTTTGACGAATTCATCATCTGAGACATATAACGTCATATCAAGCCTTAACTTGTTAAGCTAGTTGAAGTATACTAGATAAGTATTACAAAACAAACAATTTTATATGCAAACATTCAAATTACCGTGGCCTCCGAAAGAATTAAACCCAAACAAAAAGTTGCATTGGGCTGTTAAGAGCAAGTTTGCCAAAGCGTATCGTGAGCAATGTAAGTTGTTGACGCTAGCCGCAGGGCTGACTGTTCCGCCGGACGGAAACATTAACCTGTGGATAACTTTTTATCCGCCTGATCGCCGCCATCGTGATGACGATAATATGATCTCAGCGTTTAAAGCGGGTCGTGATGGAATTGCAGATGCCTTACAAGTTAACGACAAAAGGTTTAGAATACATCCACACCTAGAAGATAATATTGGTGGCTATGTAGAGGTAGGCATTACTTGACTATCCTATGAAATAAGGCACAATTACATAATGGAAAAAGAATCCGCCGCATTTATAGCTGTGATGTTGCATAGCGCAACGATTGCCCATTTTCAGCATTTGGCAACGGATTCCTATGCAAAACATAAAGCGTTGCAAAAATACTATGAAAGCATTGTGGATTTGGTGGATACATTTGCTGAGAGTTATCAAGGCAAATATGAGCAGATCAAAAAATATCCTAATGACTTCCACGGCGAAAAAGAGCCGATAAAGTATTTTGAGGGGCTAAAGGATTTTGTAGAGGATAGTCGGGAACACTTGCCAAAGGATACCGAACTGCAAAATATCGTAGATGAAATTGCAGATTTGATTAACAGCACGTTGTACAAACTAAGATTCTTGAAATAAGGAAATATTATGAAATATGGTAACGACTTCAAACGCCCAGCAGGTGTTGCAGCATCGGACAAAACAGGCGAGCGCAAAGAAATGAAGAAAGACGGCGTAGGCATGGGCAAAATGGATGCCGCAGGTGCAGACAAGAAGTTTGACACAGGCCGCACAGCAGGGATTTGCTACGAACACAAGCGTGGCGATTGTAAGTAAAGCGAAAACCCGATAATTACGAGTTATCGGGCTTTCTAACCAAACATAAAAGGAGTTATGAATGGCTGCAATCAATTCTAGTGCCTCATGCTACGACTGTCTATTTTGGCTGCGTGGCGATATGATGGGGCAATGTCGGCGTTTTCCTGAGCACTTAAACAAGCATCAAAACGACTGGTGCGGGGAATACAGCAAGATACCAAGCCCAAAATATGAACCCGTGGTTGCCAAGCGTGGCAGACCTGCTAAGGGAGAATCAAATGAGGCTTAAACCTTTACGAGATCGTATTGTTGTTAAACCTGTAGAACGGGTTAAGAGTTCGATCTTGCAGGTTGTAATGTCAGAAAAAGACAACATGGGCACAGTAGTAGCTGTTGGCCCGCAAGCTGAAAACAAAATACAGCCAGGCAGCTTTATCCGGTTTGGAACAATGGGTGATAACGAGTATCTAAGCTATCAAGAATACTTTGAAGGCGATGATCGTTATCTGATTATGTCTTGGAAAGATGTGTGTTTTATTGAGGAAGGGCAAGATGCGGCATAAATTTGCCAATAACGGCACATTGCCTGACAACTTAAAATTAAATCAACTTAGATATGACGTTAAGAAAAAGTATGGTTTGAGCCTTGATGAAGCTAGATATTTAAGGTCATTGCCGTGCGAAATTTGTGGCACAAAAGCAAAAAAGATGTGTATTGATCACAAAATACCTAAAACATATCGTGGGGTTTTATGTCAACAATGCAATACTAGGTTGGGTTGGTTTGAAAAAAATAGAGATGTAATTATTGATTACTGCGAAAGAGGGCCACAAAATGCCATTAAAGAAATCAGCAAGCAAAAAAGCGTTTGAGCAAAATGTTAAAGCCGAAATTAAAGCGGGTAAACCTGTTAAACAATCGGTTGCCATTGCGTATTCGGTTAAGCGTGAGGCTAAGAAAAAATGAACATTGAGTTAAGTCCACAAGAATTGAACTTTATTATTGCTGCATTGCGGGAATTTCCTGTTGTGGTGGCTAAGAGTTCTGAAGATATAATTAGAAACATAGCAAAACAGGTTGAACCTGTGGATAACTCTGTGGATAACTCAGATAAGCCTGTGGATAACTCTTAATTATGTCAAGTATTTAGGGATTAAATCAATGTCTCAGGTAGGCGCACCTAAAGGCAATCAGAACGCAGCTAAGAGTAGGCTGTTCTACGATGCTATGCGTAAGAAACTTGTGCAAGAGCCGCATCGGTTAAACAGCGTGGTTGAGGTGCTGATCACGGCGGCAGAGGAAGGCGAGCAATGGGCTGTCAAAGAGTTGATAGATCGTATTGATGGCAAAGCTATCCAAGCTAATACGCTAGAGAACGCAGATGGCTCACCATTGCTTGCGGGCATCCAAGTCACATTTGTAAAACCGAATGAGTGATATTGTAGAAAATGCGATAGCTAAGGCCGAGTTTCCGGTCAAGCTATCTTGCCTGTTTGAGAAATCACGTTATAAGGTTTTGTACGGTGGGCGAGGCGGGGCTAAGAGTTGGGGTGTGGCCCGTGCCTTGTTGATCTTGGGGGCTAAACGTCCATTACGCATTCTGTGCGCCCGTGAATTCCAAACTTCAATTAAAGATTCTGTGCACAAGTTGCTATCAGATCAGATTGATGCCTTGGGTATGCATGGGTTCTATGAGATCACGCAATCATCAATTCGGGCCATCAATGGTACTGAAATAGCGTTTGTGGGTTTGAAAAACAACGTAACCAATATCAAATCGTTTGAAGGCGTGGATATTTGTTGGGTTGAGGAAGCCCAAAGCGTGTCAAAACTTAGTTGGAACGTGCTAATTCCAACTATCCGTAAGCAAGATTCCGAGATATGGGTAACGTTTAACCCTGAATTAGAATCGGATGAAACATATCAGCGGTTTGTATTGAACCCGCCCGCTGATTGCATAGTGCAAAAGATTAATTGGTCGGACAACCCTTGGTTTCCTGAAACCCTGCGCCTAGAAAAGGATGCGCTAAGGGATCGTGATGTAGAGGCATACAACACGGTGTGGGAAGGGATTTGCCGACAGACGGTGGATGGGGCTGTGTTTGCCCGTGAAATGCAGATGGCAGAGTTAGACGGACGGATTACCCGTGTTCCGTATGATGCCTCAAAGCCTGTCCACGCCATATTTGATTTGGGTTGGTCGGATGCCACGGCTATTTGGTTTCTACAGTTTGTAGGGATGGAAACCAGGCTAATTAGGTATGTGGAAGATAACCAACGCACAATTCAGCACTATTTGGCCTTAATGCAAACTTACGGGTATGTATATGACACGCTGTGGTTGCCTCATGACGCAGAAAACAAGACACTTGCCGGAAATGGGCGAAGTATTGAGGAAATCGTCCGAAATGCAGGGTTCAAAACCCGCATCATTGGCAAAACCCCGATTACCGATTCTATTAACGCTGCAAGGACGATCTTTTCAAACTGTTGGTTTGATAGAGAAAATTGCCACGAAGGATTACAATGTTTAAGACATTATCGGTATGAGGTTGATCCTGATACCAAAATGTTTAGTAAAACGCCTGTGCATGATAACTTTTCGCACGGCGCAGATGCGTTTAGATATATCGGATTGATGGTAAATGAACCTAAGAAACCGAGGCCAAATAAGCCCGTTTTCGTACAAAATGCTAGTTGGATGGGCTAAACATGGCTGAAAAAACAATGGATTTCGATAAGCGGATTGATGAGGCCAAGCAGTTTTTACGCCTAACGTCCGACTCTGACACACAAAACCGATCAGAGGCGTTAGAAGATTTACGCTTTGCCGCAGGTGATCAATGGCCCGTAGAGATTCAGAACAGCCGACAACTTGAGGCTCGCCCATGCCTGACAATCAATAAGATTGATGCGTATGTGCGACAGATTACAAACCAACAGCGACAGCAACGCCCACGGATTAAGGTGCACGGTGTAAGCAGCGAAACCGATGCGAAGATGGCAGAAATCATTACAGGAATATGCCGCCATGTTGAGGTTAATAGCGATGCTGATAATGCTTACGATCACGCTTTCGATTACGCTGTGCGTATGGGTTGGGGCTATTGGCGTGTGGTTACTGATTATGTAAGCGAAGATAGCTTTGATCAGGAAATCTATATCCGCCCGATTGAGAACCCATTTACCGTTTACTTTGATCCAAACTCAACAGCACCCGATGGTTCAGATGCCGAGCGATGCTTGATCACAACGGTAATGGATAAAAAACTATTTAAAAAGTTATATCCAAACGCAGATGATGGCTCAGGCTTTACGATGCGTGGCACAGGCGATAGCGATGCCGAATGGGTGATGAAAGAGGATATTCGCATTGCCGAATTCTTTTACACAGAGCGCAAACGTGCTCGCCTGGCATTGTTGTCCGATGGCACATCCGCATTTGAAGATGAATTACCCGATCCCGTAGCATTGGCATCCGCAGGGATTGAAGTGCTTGATTACCGTGAATCGTTCAAAAAGGTAATCAAGTGGTGCAAGCTAACCGCTATGGAAATCCTAGAGGAAGGCGAATGGGCAGGTAAATTTATTCCTGTTGTGCCCGTCTACGGTCAACAGCTTATTGTTGAGAACAAGCGCAAAAAGTTTGGCTTGGTACGCATGGCGAAAGACCCGCAGCGTATGTATAACTTTTGGCAAACGGCGGCAACGGAATCGGTTGCACTAGCACCTAAAGCTAAGTGGCTGATTGCTGAAGGTCAGGACGAAGGCCACGAAAACGAATGGGCAGCGGCTAACATTAAATCTAGTCCCGTCCTACGGTACAAGCAAAAAGACATTGAGGGCACACCTGCGCCTCCACCACAACGTTTGCAGCCTGAGCCTCCACCAAATGGCATATTGGCACAATCAGCCGCTATCAATGGCGATTTGCAGTCGGTATTGGGCATTTTTGACCCAAGCCAAATGCCAACGGGCAATGTGTCGGGCAAAGCGTTGCAAGGTCAGCAACAACAAGTGGATATGTCTAACTTCCACTATTTTGATAACCTGACCCGATCAATCCGTCACACAGGCAAGATCATCCTAGATTTGATCCCCAAGATATACGACTCCGAGCGTGTGATGCGTATCATTGGTGATGATGGCAAGCCTGATTTGATTACTATTAACCAACGGGCCGCAGATGAATACGGCGTTGAGCGTGTGCTTAACGATGTGACGATTGGGCAATATGATGTTGTGATGGATACAGGCCCAGGCTATAACTCCAAGCGTCAAGAGGCTGTAGATTCAATGATGAGTTTGCTCACGGCTGATCCGGCATTGATGCAACAAGCGGGCGATCTGATCTTTAGAAACATGGATTTCCCTGGCGCAGACATTATTGCGGATCGTTTGGCAGCGGCTAACCCATTGGCTCAGATTGACGATAAATCAAATGTGCCGCCACAGGTTCAGATGCAGTTGGCGCAATCCAAGAAAGTCATTGAGGAATTAACGCAACAGATTCAAGAAATGACCTTAGATATGAAGTATGGCGCAAGCGTTGCTCAACAGAAAGATGAGGCAGCAACTAAGCGCAAACTTATGGAAGTTACCGCTAAGGCTCATAACACCGAAACAATGGCAGAGGTTAAGGTCAACGATCAAAACACCCGTGCGATCACTAGCCAAAACAAAACAGAGATTGATGCGATTGTTCAGTTGTTGTTGCATCACATGGATACAGGAAGGCTTATGGCTGAGATTGATCGCCGCAATGCCGAACAAGCACAGTATGCAACGATTGCTGCACAAGATATAGATCAAGGACAGAATCCGTTAATGCCTCAATAGGTATTGACTATCTGTTAATATAGTTTAATATATTCAGTAACCTTACCAATTAGGTTTTAATTGGGTTAATTCTTGAGGCAACTCATGTCAGAACGTGAAGCTGGTACTGTAGTAACAAGTGAAAATTTAGCCGATTGGACTGCCAATAAACTTGGTTTAGCTGTAGATGATGCTCCCGCTGTGGCTGATGCACAATCAGAGCCGGAGGTTGAGGCGGAATCACAGAGTGAACAGGTTGCAGAACAAGAAAGCGAAGTAACAGAAAAGCCGAAACAAAATCCTAAACTTGAGAAACGGTTTTCGGAGTTAACTAAACAGCGTGAGGCAGCTAAAGCGGAAGCGGCAGCGGTCAAAGCTGAGAAAGAAGCTCTTGAAGCACGTTTACGGCAATATGAACAGCAACAAGCCCCTGCGAAAGTAGAGGATGAGTTGGGATCAGAGCCGCAGCCGAGCCAATTCCAAGACGCATTTGAATATGCAAAAGCATTAGCGGAATACTCGACTGAAAAGGCATTACGGGATCGGGATAGGCAAGAGGCAGAACGGAAAGCCGCAGAGGAACGTAACAAGGTTGTACAAACTTGGACGCAACGTGTGGAGCAAGTGAAAGCTGAATTGCCTGATTTTGAGGAAATGGTGCAATCTGCGGATGTTGAGGTTAACTCAGATGTGCGGGATGCCATTATTGAAAGTGATGTAGGCCCAAAAATCCTATATCACCTTGCCGAAAACCTCGAATTCGCTCGATCATTGGCAGCAATGCCTACCGCAAAAGCCTTGCGAGAAATTGGGAAATTGGAGGCACGATTTGAAACTGCGAAAGCAGATGAAAGTGCGCCTCAAAGCAAACCTGTTGCTGTGAAGTCTAAAGCACCTGCACCAATTAGCCCTATCAAGGCAACTTCCGGCGCAATGGATGCCCCTATCGACTCGAAAGGCGAGTTTCACGGGACATATCAGCAATGGAAAGAAGCCCGTAAAGCTAAACGGATCAGGTAATTAACCCAATTTAAAAGGAAATCAAAATGAGTAATACCTTACTCACCATTTCCAAGATCACTAACGAAGCCCTAATGGTCTTGGAAAACGAACTGACATTTACGTCAGAAGTTGATCGTAACTATGACGATCAATTCGCAGTAGTTGGTGCAAAGATCGGTAACACCGTTAACGTTCGCCGTCCTGGTCGCTTTATCGGTACAACTGGCCCTGCATTGAACGTTGAAGATTTCAACGAAACATCCGTGCCTGTTACCCTCAGCACACAGTTCCACGTTGACACACAGTTCACAACTCAGGATTTGGCTCTATCGCTCGATATGTTCAGCGATCGTGTTCTGAAGCCCGCAGTTGCAGCTATCGCCAACAAGATTGACCGTGACGGCTTGGTTATGGCTAAGAACAACACGGCTAACATCGTTGGTACAGCAGGTACACCGCCTACAGGTTTGATTACATACCTGACAGCGGGTGCTTACCTTGACAGCGAAGGCGCACCCCGTGACGGACGCCGTTCGTGTATCGTTGAGCCTTTCACATCTGCAACTATCGTTGACAGCTTGAAGGGTCTGTTTGTGCCACAGGAAGTTATTGGCGATCAATACCGCAAGGGCTTGATGGGTCGTGACTCCGCAGGTATGAACTGGAAGATGGATCAGAACGTTGTGTCGCAGACATTCGGCTCATGGGCTGGCGGTACTGCATCAACGCTGACAACCAACACAGCAACGTTCACAGGTTCGCTCACAAGCGGTTGGGCACAAACATCGACAATTACTTTGGCACAGGGCGCAACAATTACTCTGAACCAAGGCGATGTGATTCAGATCGCAGGTGTTTACGCTGTCAACCCACAGAACCGTCAAGCCTACGGCACGAACAAGCTGCGTAACTTTGTTGTTACAAGCACCGTGACAGGCACAGGTTCGGGCACAATGTCGGTAACTGTTAGCCCCGCTATCATTACCGCAGGTCAGTTCCAAAACGTTTCTGTTGCTACTACATCATCGACTGCTACTGTCACGCCTTTCTCGGCTGGCGTATCGGGCGCAGGTGTTGTATCGCCACAGAACATTATCATGCACCGCAACGCATTTACGCTTGCTTGTGCTGATTTGGAATTGCCCGAAGGTGTGCATTTCGCTGGTCGTGCCTCCGATAAGGAAATCGGCCTTTCCATGCGTGTTGTTCGTCAATACACCATCAACAACGATTCGATCCCGACTCGTCTAGATGTGTTGTACGGATGGGCTCCACTCTACCCTGAACTCGCTTGCCGTGTGGCAGCTTAATTAGGAGGACGAAATCATGTCTAACCCAGGCCCAGCAAGTACCCAAACCTACCACTATTTGTTTAATGGCGATTCTACCGATGGCGTTCAAATCGGTGGTTCGGCAACAAACTTGGTTGGTTTCTACGGTGCAACTCCCGTTGTTCAAGCCGCAGCAATTACTACCATTGCAACAAACGCAACTGGTACAGCAATTTCTGTAGCCGTAAACAGCGTTATCGCAGCACTAAAAAACGTTGGCTTAACAGCCTAATGTTGCAGTAATAAGCCCGCCCCCTAAAAAGGGCGGGTTTTTTCTATGGGGGATGAATGAACGTAACGATTGCTATACCTGCATACACAGGCAAAATCTGTATGGGCACAATGCGATCCCTGATCAATGATTTAATGCTTTTGGTTGATCGTGGCGATACTTTTACACTAGTGGATAATATTGGCAGCGCATATATAGCGGATTGCCGTGGCGCAATAGCTACAAATTTCTACTATTCCGACTCCGATTGCTTAGTTTTTATAGATGATGATGTTGCTTGGCAATCAGGCGCATTGCTCAAACTAATTGATCATCCTGTAGATTTGGTAGGCGGAATATACCCATATCGGGTTGATAATCTGAATTTCCCCGTTAAATACCTAGATAAACCTGAATTATGGGCTGATCCCGATACAGGATTATTGGAAGTGGCTTGTTTGCCCACAGGATTTATGAAAATCAGCCGAAATTGCATCAATAAAATGGTTGAGGCATATCCCCAACGGTATTATCACGATGCCGCTAAAGATGAACTTTTTTATGATTTATTTGGGCACATCGTAATTGATGACAAAAAATATGGCGAGGACTATAGTTTCTGTATGCGATGGGCTAAAATTGGCGGTAAAGTATGGTGTGATCCTGAGATAGCGATGGCTCACATTGGCTTAAAAGTTTTTAAAGGTCATTTAGGTAATTGGCTAAGAAATCGGTCTTAAAGGAAAGACAATGACAAACACATCTGTAATCCGCTTAAATGGTCGCACTTATGTGCTGTCATTAACTACAAGCGCATCCGCCGCACTTTTGATTACACCACAAGCAAACGATCAAACCAACTATGTGCATTTGCTAAACACAGGCACAGGTGTTGCTGCGATTGAATTGTCGAGCGGTGCAACATTTATTGATCCGGCAATTGCAGCATCGGGTAACGCAGGTTCGTATGTATTGCCCGCTGCAATGAATTATCCATTGGTTATCGCCGCCCCTGCTGGCCCTTTTTACATCAAAGGCATTAGTTCAGGTACTAACGTTCTCTATATTACCCCTGCACTCGCTGATTAAGGGCGATTTATGGCTAACGATACAGCCAAAACCAATACGATAAATATCGTTCCGGTTCAGGGCATATTTAACGAGGATCATTCTCTTGTTACATTAATTGGCCCTGCGGGAACGCCATTTGATGCCAATATTGATCCTAATCAATCAGGGCTAAACATTACCGCTAGTACGATTAATAGTACGGTAATTGGTGGCTCTGTGCCCGCTGCGGGTACGTTTACTAATATCAGCACCACAACAGGTCAAATTAGTACAACGCCTAACGCATCAACGGATATTGCAAACAAATATTACGTTGATTCTGTCGCACAAGGGTTAAACCTAAAAGCCTCTTGCTTAGTAGCAACAACGGCTAACTTGGCATCGTTGTCAGGGTTGCTAACGATTGATGGCGTAACGGTTGCGGCGGGTGATCGGGTATTGGTCAAGAATCAAACTCTATCGCAAAACAACGGCATTTATGTTGCAGCATCGGGTGCGTGGGCTAGATCGTCCGATATGGATACATGGGCGGAAGTGCCTAGCGCATTTACGTTTATCCAACAGGGATCGACTCAAGCCGACACGGGTTGGGTTTGTATCAGCGATGC